CTAAATAGACACCTCCACTGGTGACCGTAAATTGTCCCGCCGTAGGAGCAGAAGCAACCTTCGTGAACACCTTGCCAGTAGCCTCTTCGACAACTACCACGCTAGAAACATCAATGCCAGAAGTTACGCTTAAAGCACCTGCGCCAGTAGCAACCGTAATTACATCCTCACCTGCTACATCGCCACCGCTTACCACGCTAGCACCCTGACTAACTTTCAGCATATCAATGTCGAAAGAAGCACTCGTGAAGGTGAACTGTGCAGACTTCTCTTTAATGAAGTTGAAGATCGGGAAAGCACCATCCCCACCATACACATTCTCCATAGTCGTGCTGATTTCAATCGTCATGTCTTGAAGGTCGCACAACGGCAACAGGCCACCATCCGAACCAATCAAGTAACCAGAACCTACGCCTTGAAGGAAGAAACTTTTCTTTGCCATTCCACATCATCCTTTCGTGTGATTTGTAAAATTTAACCCCAAATAAGGGGCATAAAGCGTTGGCGATATTGGTAAACACCAACAATGCCACTTGGTATTTGACCCTCAGACATAATCTGAAGATCGAGCTTATCTGCAAGCACCGTCTTAACTCTCTCGCTCAACTCCCCTGCGTTATAGCGAAGGGATGTGAAGTAATCAATGACCAATACTCCCCTATTGACCTTGTGGTTTCGAGTCGGCATTGCGTTGATAAAATAAAAAGAGATGAAATCAAGATCGTCTGTGTTAAACACATCAATCGAAGTCATCTCTCGCTTGAGCTTTATATTTATCTCTTCATCCGTTGCCGGACTACCTAGTAAGGTCATTAGCTCTTGGTCGTTGCGTAGCAAGTCAAAAATTTGGTCTTGCGTTTTAAATGCAGTTCGCACACGATCACCACCTAGAGCTTTAAGTCTTTAGGCATTTTTTCAAAGAAGTCATACAGTAAAACTACCTCTGCTATATCGTCCAGAATGGCATTAAGCACTCCTTGCTCACCATCATCGCCACATACAATATTGCGAATAACATGATGTGGCTCTTCCGGCTGATACTGTGGCTTGCCTGTGTTCTCCAAGTTGAACCCGGCTTGTTTCGCAGTGCTTTTACGCTTTTTGCCATCAAGATCGGAATATGTTTCACCTGGCTGTCTTGTTAAAATTGCCATACCTTGACTTTGACGATTCTGGTTGAATCCAGACCATCTCATATATTCATCCAAGTAAGGATTAGTCATATCCATCTCCGAACCACGACCATATTCCATGATTAAAGCCCTTTGCCCCATTCCAGAAATCTCCATGAGAATAACACTCTCGACTTCTTTCTTAATGCGAGTCTTTACTTCGGCCTGTCCTTTTAGGTTTGGACTATAACCGATCTGCATCCAACGAGTCATAACCTCTGTTGCGATATGCTCAGACCACATTTCGAGTACGGCCTTAATTTCTCGCATTAGCTTATCGGATGACTTCATTTGGTCACCCTCTTGTCAATAGAGCATTGAATGGACAGCAATCCGCTGTATGTCGTATCGTCGATGGCATCGACTTGGAATTTATCAGAGCCAATCTTTATCCGATCCAATAGCTGCACACCACAAATCGGGATGACGATTCGTTTTACCGTATTAGGGAGAAGGCCAGCATCGTACACCTTCATGTTTGCCGTTACGGTTTCTTGCATAGCAGGTAATGTGACAACCAGACTCTCGGCAAAACCATCATGCGTACCATTGGTGAAGTGCTTAACGATTCTAATGACATCAATTGTTGCATTGGCTTTATATAATCGAGCTTGCGCTGCCCGGAATCCTTGCCGAATACCGACAATAAAATACTTATCTTCGCCATCAGTAACAATGTCGCCATCGGTAACTTGGGAGTTATCATCCAAGAGTGCCTCGTAGACATTGTTCATCTTAAACAGCGAAGATGACCGTCCTGATCTGGAAAAAACCATTCCCTCTTGCCCCTTGCCCTCAATGGCAACCATTCTTTTTTGATTAGCGAAGAAATTTATCATTACTACAACCCCTTTAACAGCATTTTGATGTCAGAAGTGAAAAAGCTATCATCGGACATTTCAACACGGTAGTCCAAGGAGTAAATAGTTTTCTCGCCACCAAATGAACTGCGCTGCTTAACATTCTGGGCAAGCATAGCACAGGCAAGCTTGAGATTTTTCGGATATTGAGCATAACCAGACTTATAGGTAACGGTAAGGCTATGGAAAGAACCACCGTAAATCAGGTTATTCAAGCCACCAGAGCCATAGTAGGTAAAGCGACCATCGCCTTCGCCATCTAGTTCAATGTCATTAACCGACAGCTCTTCCGTGGTGAGGCCAAACATTCCATGTCCTTTTGCAACTACCTTATCGATACTCACAACCGGGACACTATTGAGCTTGCCCCTTCTCTGCCTGTTTAGATGAACAGTTTCAGTAACGGTCTGAACATCGAATGTCTTGCCGACAAAGCTATCAATCAATCCAGAGGCGATTTCGACCTCTGTCATCGTTACGCCGGGAATCGTCCGGCAGTATTGTTCAATCTCTGCCTCAGTTAAGTAAGCCACCTTATTTCACCAACCCTAGTTTGCGGAGTTCTGCTGCAACCTCGGCTCGGACTTCAGCTACACCATCCTTGAATCTAACATACCCCTGCTTAAGGTAAACAGTATGGTCGCCAACCGAATCAATGATGTCACCAATAAGCTCGACCACCTCAAAAGCAGCTTCAATAGCCTCCGTTGTTTTGGCCTCTACTTCCTGCTTAATCATTTGGATCTTCTTGCTTCTACCGACATTAGCCAATATTCTTCACCTCCAAGGCTGAAATAGAAAGGGTGGGATTAACCCACCCTTAAAACTACTTCGTTACCTTTTTGGTGAGGACAGCGTGAGCGTAACCTGCACCTTTAGCAATGACCGTATCGAACTGAACAGCCACGAACCGTTGAGCCAGGTCAGCCGTAGTACCCATCTGATACAGACGAGGAACTTCCGACTTCACATAGTGGCGTTCCAACAAGCCTTCGGATGCAATTACGATCTTGTGATCGTTCGTCGTGCCACCGTCAGCAATCGGCAGGAACGGATCGGCGATCAACGGCAAGATACCAACAGCCGTCATAATGCCTTTAACCTTGATACCTGCAACAACCTCGACATCGTACCATTTGGTCTTGTCATTGGCAGCCAGCTCTTCGTTTTCCAACATATCGAGCGTAAGCGGATTCATGTAAACAGCCGTAGGCCGTACATCATACCCCTTGACAGCAGCCATAGCAGCCACTTCGGACTTAATGGCTTGCGTCATGCGAACATCGCCAACAAGACCAGTGCGAGAAATCTGCGTCAACAGACCGCAATATTCCGCAGAAGTGCCATCCAACAGGTTAGCTGCAGCACCCGTCCACAGCAATTCGTCTTGCAGACGACCCATGTCGGTGATCATTTCCTGCAAGTCTTCCGCTTGCAGATCATTGAACAAGCCTTGATCCTCCGTAACCTCAATATCGAATTTGGAGAAGGTAATACCGTTCACCAAAGCACGAATATTTGCCGACCGTTCTACACGATTCGGAGTGCTGTTCATTGCATGAGTCAGCGCACGAGGATCAACAAACCCGGCCTTGTTCGTTTGCACCAGTTTCTCAAAATAACGAGTCGGATGACCAGTTGCCTTCTTGGCCTTAATGCGTTGGAAAGCAACACCACGCTTGCGAGTGAGATCAAGAATCTCCTTTTCAAATACAGGTACATGAATCGCACCAGTGCCGATGAAATCGGCTGCGTTCAATACAAATCTAGCTCCGTCCATATGCATACCATTCATTCCACATCATCCTTTCAAATACAACTATTCGCTTAATGCATACTTTTAGGGAAATAAAAAAGAACTACTCAGCTTGATCTTTTTTCCAAGCCTGTAGTTTCAATGCCCATTTTTGAGCAGGGGTAAGCTCCTTGTCATCGGAGATTTCGCTGCACAGCACATCCAAAGATTTGTCTTCGCCGTATTTGGCGATAGTTGCAAATTGCATGGATTTGCGTTCAACCTTATCAACTTTCTTTGCCTTCACATCGGCAAGCTCCAGGCCAAGGCCTTCCACCTTTTCCTTTAGTTCGGCGTTTTCAGCCTTCAGAGCATTATTGTCAGCCTTCAATGCTTCAATGCCCTCGGCTTGAGCTTTAAACTCATCAGCCTTTGCATTTGCATCATTTAAGGAAACACTTAGCTCTTCAATTTTTGCGTTTGCTGCCTCCAAGGCCTCAGAGAGCTTAACCTCCACTGCTTGAACGGCCTCGGCAACCAGTGCCTTTACTTGTTCCTCATTCATAGCACCACTCCTTTGAGCAATTAGTCTAGTTTGTTTAAATGCTCCGAGGTCAGCATATAAAATAGCAACCCCGGTAAACACCAAGTCGGTGACAAGAAGATAGTCATCAACCTCTTCTACCTTATTGGCAACTACTTCTACGCTAAAGCCGAGCGATTCTTTTGCATTCTTAATCATTTGGCACACATCAGAGAAATCATATCGCCATAAAATGCCCTCGACCTTAACTTCATTGCCATCGACAACTGCACTCTCGACCATTCCGATCTTGAATCGTTCATCGTGTCCTGTAAGGCAATCTTGCGGTTCGTTCCAAGGATTTCTGTCGTTGTAAACGCAATTTACCCCCATACCAACAAAGGTATCGATGGCTCTTTCAACTGCATCCTTGGCGAATACTACCTTCTTCCCACCTGCGCCACATGGCGATCCGTCACTAGGCGTATCGACAAAGGCCACAGTGCCAGAGAAGGGCATCTTATTAATGTGGGTTACTTCCCCATCATTAAATTGGAAGTTTTGAATACTAAGCAAAAACCTCTTATCCACTCTTGTCACCTCCCTTCCCTGCTGCGTCCTCTTTCCTGTTCTTACCTACGCCATTAAATCCTCCAGTTGACTGTTCCGGCAGGTAGTCCTTATTAATAGCGGATTTCATCTCGCTATAGGTAAGGTTTGAGTACTTAGTCTTTAGTGGCTCGTACCCAAGCTCTGCTCTCATCTCGTTTTGGGTAATGGCATCAGCTTGAAACTTGGAAATTACGATATCAGCCTTTTCCTTCTTCTGCTTTAAAGTCTCCTCAAAAACAAATCGAAACTCTAAAACATTATCAAGGCCTAATCGAGCAAGAATTTTTTTATTGATAGCATCAGCCACAACCTCTGCGTAAGGCTTAATTGCCTCTTGGAGAATGTTGGCGTTTTGCTCCTCAACCGTTGATCTGTCTGTTGCAGAACCCTCACCTAGCTTCTTGGGGTCAATCCCAAAAGTGAATGCGATAATGCTAATCAGAAAGTGCTGCCATGCCAGATAAAGGCCATCATCATTGATAGCACCGATCTGCATTGCATTAGCACCCTTCGTCCCACCGATCACAGGGAGATTGCCAGTGCCATAGATATCATCAAGCAAGTATCTTCTAAATGCTTGAATTTGAACATCATTCACATTCTCGCCCAGGTTAAGGATAAATTTAGGCAACCCCTTACCAGTAACGGAGTTAGCGTAAATCTGAGCATTGAGCAGATAATCAACATATCGGAAAGCTGCCTCCAGTGGGGATAAGCCCCACGGCACATGGGTAAAGGAGTTTTTCTTAATGTAGAGGATATCGTTATCCATGAAGTAGGACTTCTTTGCAAATCCTTGCGTCTGTGCGAACCGGGGATAGTCCGGCTGACCACACCAACCCTCTACAAACTCCATAGTGAAGCCATCAACAGGGAATAAGTATAATGGCTTATCTATCCGTCCTGCCTTAACTACTTCTGCCGATCCGCAATCCCCGACAAGAGTATCCTCCAGTAAAGCACCCCAGAACGACTTGTAAGTATCAATATCGTTAGGGTTTCGGATGATACCGCTGATCATTTTAACAATATCCGTGTAGTCGGTCTTATCGTTTGGATCAAGCTTGGCAATCTCCCACGGTAGCCCAAGCACTCCGTCCTTTACGAGATTAATAGCTCTTCTTGGAATAGAGGTGTTAGCAAACCTTCGCAGAACCTCTGCATTCGGTTTCTTTTGTGTCTGCTTAGACTTGCCAATACTCATCGGAAACACCGAAAAGAATGGCTGAGTCGTTTGTCGCTCTGGCTGCTTCTTTGGTCTGCCAAATCGCAATTCATAACCAAACATTGTCAGCTCCAACATATCACCTCCTTACATTGAATAATTGAATCGATAGTACTGCCCAGAACCATAATCAACCTTCCCGAACACCAATCCACTTACCGCAGGATAAGCATTCGATACTGCCATTTGCAACGCATCAAGGCCATCGTCCGAAGACTTGGGAAATCGGCGTAATTCATTCAGCAGAGCAAGCTGATTACGATTGAATTTCACATATCCGTTCTTGATCTTCGGGGCTAGGCCACGAATTCTCAAGTGCTTATCTGTCTTATCATTGAATTCCTCAATTGGCAGCGGAAGGCCGATATTCATTGCCCTCTTCTGCAGCTCATCCTTAAACATGGCCTGAAATTGAACTGTTTCAACGGTAAGACTCTTGAGCTTGTCTTGGTACTTAATTGCCCCGGCGATCAGCATATCAATAAGAACATCGGGCTTGTATCTCCCCATAATTACCTCCATAGCATAGAGATAATTATCACGGCTTTTACCAAGCCAAATGATGGCTGCACGGTCTGATTTATCCTTGCCCATTGATGGATCAATCGCCCCATGAACCTCCACAATCTCAGGCAGCTCTTCCCAGTACTGAATCCACTCTTCTGGGAAAACCCTTAACTTATCAGAGATAGGATCGTTTTGATACTCAGAGGCAAACGCCTCCTCGTCCTGCCACCGCATAATCATAAGATTGTAGTAGTAATCTGGATCAGAGCTAGGCCACAGTGTTTCCGTGTCGCCAATCATCTCATTACGATTGGTCTTATAGAAATTGTACGCATCCTCTGCAGGGTCTTCACGACTTATGTCAGACATAATCCTCTCCCACTCATCCCATAAAGGAGAGCTTGAGAACTTGTAAACGGCCTGATATCTTTTCCTGTTCCAGTTCGAGAACTTCTTACTGGTCAGCAATTCTTGCAGCAGTGATTCATAGTGCAAGACAGTGCCGATATAAACAAAGTCCGTTTGAGGATTACCAACTGGCATCAATGCCTTTAAGAACCAGTTGCGTAGCTTTTTGCGCTGCGCCTCGGTTTCAACAGATTCATCGTTCTCAAGATCGTCGATAATTACAAGGTCTGGACGAGTATTTCTGTACTTAACACCACGCAGCTTTTGTCCTGCGCCACGACCAAACACTTGGATATCGTTTGCGGTAACAATCTTGTCCTGCGACCATACAATCCTACCAACTAAATCCCCAAAGTCCTCTCGCAGCAAGTCATTGTCCTCAAGCTCTTGCTTAATCGCCATAATGAACTGCTTTGCTTGGTCGTTTGTGTCTGACACCAGAAGGATGTTCTTCTTATACGCATAGCAGATGCACCAGAGAATCAGCAGGAATGAAATGACTTGGCTCTTGCCGTGACCACGAGGCGCACTCCGACAGTAGTAGTTCTTCTTGTCCTTGTTATAAAGGATCGTGTTTTGGATGCTCTCAATGATTTCTGTGTGAAACTCACAAAAATCTGATTTGAATATTTCGGGGAAGTAAGTCTTGGCGAATAAAGCCATATTGGTAGCGCATTGTTGCTTTCTCCTGGCTCGCTTTTCCTCTTCGGTTTCAACCTCTAATGGAGTTGCAACCTTGATGAATTCGCCAAAGATGCTGCTGCCCCCAATTTGCTTTCTAGCCATATGCTCACCTCCTTGGCAAAAACCCCGGCGCACACAGCTAACCGGGGCATCTTATAATATTACAGCATGGTAGCTACTCAAACCCCGGCTACACGGTGCTGTGGTCATGCCGTTAATTTGTTTGGCAAAGCGACTTGGAATTGAACCAAGACAAACTGATTTGGAGTCAGTTATGCTACCATTACATCATCGCCCCGTTTGAGCATCGCCCTCTTCTGGCTCAGTCAGATCAAATGTAATTTCATATCCATTGATCCGATCACCACGGAACACAAGCCCAAAGCACCGTATTTCAGTGCCATTGAGAAGTACTTTTGTTCCTTTTTGAGTGCCATCACTCATTATCTCTATTTTGGTCTTCTGCGGTCTTGCCATCTAGCTCATCCTCATATCCATAGCGTTGCCATTCGGTCTTACGCAGTTTATCAAGCTTTCTTTTCTTTGGATTGAATCTCTTAATCTTACGCTCTAAATCGTTGTAGTCCATGCTTTCACCCTATACAAAGTCTGGCAACATCGTCTTAATGATGTCGATTGTTTCTGGATCGCCCAGAATATCCTCCTCATCATAAAAACGATGACAGGAGGCATAAGCCTTCTCAGCAAATTTGCTCAGACCATAGTCTAGTAAGGTAGCCCCCTGTCTGATCTTCTTATTTGCTTGCCCTCTTGAGATATCGCCAATCACAGCAAACTTACATCCCTCGCCTACACGACTAAGGAATTTAAATGCGTACTCTTCGGGAATGTTTTGAAATTCGTCTGCCACCACAAAGCAATCGAAGAATCGAGAACCCTGTAGCTGATCGGCAGGAAGGATTTCAATCTTGTCGGCCTCAACCAACTTCCTAAAGCCCTCAAGTGTGCTGCCATCAACATAAACCTTTGCTTGCCGTAAGTAGTAAGCCATTTTGCTTTCGGCATCCCCCGGCAAATAACCAAACTCAGGAATCAGAATAGGCCTGATTAAGACAAGCTTGCCATACTTCCCGGCAAGGACTTGCTCAACACCTAGCTCAATCGTGCATTTGGTTTTACCAGTAGATGGTAGGCCAACAATAAAAATAAGCCTCTTAGAAGGATCAAGCAAATCCCTCTTCAAGGCTTGAAGTTTAGGTGGCGTTTTCATCAGTTGTCGTGACTGCAGCATATTCTCTTTCTGCCATGCCTCAAATACTTCGTTTTTCTTTCTAGCCATCAGCTATCTCCCTTACAGCATATTCATAAGTTGATATTCCTCTTCGTGCTTGCGAAGCTCCAATAGGAACTCATTCCACACTTCCGGGTACTGCTGCAGAATCTTCATCATTAGGCCAACTACCCTCTTAACATTCTCAACCTTAACCATCTCACGCTGAAACTTTGCAATATCGTTTGTGATCGACTGATGCTGTTTCATTGCGCTGACATAAGCGTTAGAGATTGATGCCAAGTCAGATAGTCGCTCTTGATCGTGGCGAAGTTCTTCAATTAGCTTGTTCAACCGCTGAATGTTCTTCTCGCTGCGATTCTTAAGTGTTACCATCTCAGCCCATGCATTGACTTGTTGCATAGCAACAGGGGCTTGCCCCTGCACTTCTGGAACTGCATTATTAGCTCTTTCCCACCGCAAGATGGTCATCGCATTGATTGGTTCAGCTCCATCTGGTAGATACTTCGTGTTAATTACTTCAGCAGTCTTTTCAAGACTGAGATTCTGACGAAGCTCTAATACCTTTTCAGAAAGACCAAGTTGTTCTATCTTACTATTACTCATAATGTATATATTCAAATCCTTTCTCCCGAAAGTCTTTTCATATATATATTCTTAGGGAGGCTATGCACTATTTTTATGATTTTCGCAAAAAAAATTTAAAAACAGCACATATTTTATGCCTATTGAACATAATTCAGCCTATTTGAGTTTGAATTTACTAATAATTCAATGCTAAAATATGATCAAAACAGATTAAGGAGTGATATTAATGCGCCTATCCAGAATCCTAATTTTGCTCATGCTCACATTGTGCATGGCCTGTACCGCATACGCCAATGAACAGCAGCAGCTAATATCAAGCTTCCAAGCTAAAGTCGAGCAGGATTTAAGGCCAATACTAGACGGATACAAGGCCACGATCTCATACCCTGTGTATTATGGGGTAGACAGCTACAACCCCAAGCCAGCTTGGCGAAAGACAACACTGGTTGGAGATGGGTCGTACTCATTTGATATCGAGAAAACAAGCTCCCTCGTTAGCCCCTATCAAGGAACAGTATTCTTCTCATACACCGCCTACTTCGGCAAGAAGCAACCAGACAGAACCACTGCAGAGCAAGACAACACATCTGACGATAAGCCAATGGTCTTTAAGCATAAAATAACATACCTCTTCCAGGGCGATAGTTGGGCGCTAAAAAGAATCCAAACGACCTACAATAATTATGAATGGGGCGACTACACTGGCTCTCTTCAAGACCTGGGCGTAGAGGATAAACTCAAAAGATGGAAAAGCTACGACCCCAAATAAAGCAATAGAACCCTTAATTGGGTTCTATTTTTGTTTGTGCGCTAGAGGCGCAGTATGGAATATTTACATATAGCATGACATTATGCGCTCAGTGCGCCCCATCTCTCACTGGTAATATAATATACCCATTATTTATTTTTATTAAAAGGAGTTGGCCTAGAGCATATTACCCACTGGGGTAGAACAACAGTGAGGTAATATGAAGACTTCAGTCTTCTCAATGGTTTTCAAGCTTTTATGATGATTTATTTGTGTGTTAGATGACTAACACATTTCATGTAACATAATGAGAATATGAATAATATGTGCATAATATTAGTGGAAATAATGAGTGATATGGTAGAAAAAATGAGCGAGGGTCTTACCGGCCTCCGGCCTTCCAGAAAACGGAAATTGGTCTACGAAAAATTACCGGGTCTGTTAGACAGTCCCGGCCTTAACTATGAATTAGTTTATACAAACTATTGCATTTTAAATGCTATTTTACAGGTATTTACAATAAAGCTTCAACCCTGTCAGAATACAGGGTCTTGCTTGCTAGTACCATATTTTAACAGTAGCTTTTTAGGCCTTCTAGGCCTTTCTGGCTAACAGCCTATATGCTGCCATTATATGGTAGGCAGCATGGCTGAGAACTTAACCCTTTTATCTATCCCTTATCTATCATCATTTATTCATCAATTATTAATCTATACTCATTATGATTTAGTATATAGATTTATTAATAATAATTATTATATTGGATCTAGTTATACTAGATATGATTATATTACATTTCATTTCATATAATCATGCTATGAGTTTTTGTCTTTTATTAATAACTATTATTATTTTATACTACCAGATGCAAACCCGCTGCCGATCCCTTGCCGATCCGCTACGCTGCCCACCATACCATTCTTTACCATCTATTCCAATCATTCCGGCCTTTTTAAGGCCTGTATAAATCCTGTCGAATATGATAATATGCATAGCGTCAATAATTAATCATAGGCCATTCTACGGCCTTATACGCCTATTCGCCCATTATAAGCCCTTGCCTTTTATCGCCCTTTATGCATAATACGAATATTTTATCAGCCTTTTTGCATAAACATTTTTTTAAAAAAATATCACTTTCGGGTATTTTTAAGAAGGAATTTATAACTTAACGGCGAATATATATAGTAGAAAAGAAAACAAAACAAAACGAAAGGAATTGATCAAAATGACTAACTGCGTAAATGTTTCAAAAGGGAATAGCAAAATTGGTAAAATTATGAATGTTAACCTGCCTCCTGTGATTAGCTGCCCAAAAGGCATTCCTTGCGCTAAAGACTGCTATGCTATGAAGGCATGGAGACAATATAAAAATGTTCGTGAGGCATGGGGCGGTAATTGGGAATTATTGAAGGATAACGAAAAGGCATATTTTGAAGGGATCGCCGACACGATCCAACGCACCAAAAAGATGGAATTTTTCAGATGGCATTCTGCAGGTGATATTCCTTCGCAAAGCTACCTAGAAGGCATGAAGGCAATTGCAAAAATGTTTCCTGCTGTGAAATTCCTAGCTTTTACCAAGAACAGCAGCTTAGATTTCAGCGACTTGCCGGAAAACTTGAATATTGTAGCTAGCCAATGGGGCGAATATACATGGGGCGACGATCTGCCAAAGGCCATTGTAAGAGCCAAAGGCGAAACATGGGAAACCCCGGCGAATGCTGTAGATTGTGCAGGTAGCTGCAAAGATTGCAAGGTTTGCTGGAATTTGAAAAAAGGCCAAGCTGTAATTTTTGATCAGCACTAATATGTACGCTATGCATTAAAATATGCGTGATAAGTCGAAACCTAGCCCCTAAAGGGGCGACGGTCGCCGATGGGATGGCAACCCCCGGCCTGATGAGACAAGCCAATATAAACAGCAGGAGGCTTTGAAGATGGATATTTTCACCGTTAGCGGATCGCATGGGGCTATTGATGTAAATGCCACCACAGGCGAAGCATTGCAGATTTACGGGCATGATTGCAATTGCGATGAATGCCGGGACGGTTTTGAAGATTGGCCTATTCGCTTTGATGTTGAAGGCTATAAAAAGGCCTATGGCATCCCCTCTTTGATCGATCTTGAAATTGATATTTTGCTCATAGGTTATTGGGATAATATGGGCAATTATGTTGAGCCGATCAATTTAGATGAAATATAAAGGCATTAAAACACACACACTATAAGGAGGCATTAAAAAAATGAGCAAGCGTCTAATGTATCGAGTAACCACCGTTGAAGGGGCTGCTGTAGGTAATAAAATCAATCATTCCTTTTTTGATGACAAGCAGCAAGCCGAGGCCTTTAAAGACATGATGGAATGCAAAGGGTATTCTGTATCATTAAGCCGTTGGACATGGGAAATCCAAGTCGAAGACTAAAAATTAGCCGAAATACTGCGAGGCCTCATGGCCTCCCGGTATCGTCGCAAGATGGCAACTTGTGGCCTGATGATGGCAAGCCCTGCTTTGCTATACCCAGTTTTATGCACAATATATGAATTGTATTTACGGAGGGAATTTATATGCAAGCTTTCAAGACTGTAGCACAAAAATTTGATTCTGCTGAAACATCCATTAATTCCCACAAGCTCCCTGCGGTGTTCTCTAAAGTCGCATGGAGGCCGGGAACAGTAAATGCCGATATTGGAGGCGGTAAATTCGATAACGCAACGGCCTTTCTCGCCTCTGTAGGCGTTGAAAACCTGATTTTCGATCCCTACAACAGGACGCAAAGCCATAACGAGCAGGTAACCACAAGGCTTAAGGCAACCCCTGCCGACACTGCCACCTGTAGCAATGTTTTAAATGTGATCGCCGAGGCCGAGGCCAGAGAACAAGTTATTTTCACCGTGTCACAAGCCATAAAGCCCGATGGGGTCGCCTATTTCACGATCTATGAAGGTAATAAGTCCGGCAATGGCTGCGAGACATCCAAGGGATGGCAGGAAAACAGGACAACGAAAAGCTACCTGCTTGAAATCGCCAAGCACTTTGATTCTGTAGCCGTTAAAAATGGCGTAATCATTGCCAAGCTGCCGAAATGCTGCAAGCTTGCAAAGGCCGTTTAAGGCCTACGCCTAGAGGGTCTGTGACTTACACAGGCCTTCTAGGGGTGGACGATAAACGCCCACAAAATAAGCTCTGAAGATCAATTTTTAGGAGGCTGGCACTCATGGAAGATTGGATTTTAGGTGTATTTGGTATTTGGTCAATGTTTTGCCTTATGGCCTACACAGTTTATAAATCTGAAAAGGACGGTGGATTTCATGCGTAAAAATCGAAAAATGCCCCTGCGTGAGCAACTTGCTCTCTTAACTGTTTTAGCACTCAAGAAAAAAGCAACGGAGGCGAAGAAAAATGGCTAATGCAATTCTAAAGGTAATTAACTATATTCAAGCGGTGCGCCGTGAAAGACGGAGAAAAGCAGCCTGGGATCGCTACTTTAAAAATGGAGGTCATTGGTAATGCGTGAAAAAAGCCTGTTGCAACTTGCCAAGGCTGCGAAAGATCAAGCCGAGGCCATGAAGGCCGATCCAGAAAAGCAAGCTGAATACTTGCAAAAAATGGTAGAACATCATTCCCTTATGGCAGATCATTGGGATAATAAAGTCGGATCAGTTTACAACGACGACGATAAATGCACCAAAAAATGGGAATACCATTGCAATATGCAAGACAAATTCTTTCGGCAGCTTAACAGCTTGAAGTAAGTAAAACCATTCTAAAATAATTCACAAATATTGGAGGAATTGAAAATGGCTTTAGCAACTACTTTTGGGAGAAATTCTTTTAACATTCGTGCTGAAAGACCGCTGACCGACGAGGAAATTTTCAGAACAGCCCCTAGTATCTTTGCCATTGGGGCGCATGAGTCACGATCTGAAAGATACACCTACATTCCAACCATTGAAGTATTAAACGGCCTACGCCGTGAAGGGTTTCAGCCGTTTATGGCAGTACAAAGCAAGTCACGCATTGAAGGCAAATCCGAGTTTACCAAGCATATGCTGCGCCTACGCCGTGAAGGCCAAATAACCGCCCAAGAAGCTTTTGAAATTATCCTCATTAACTCACATGATGGCACAAGCAGCTATCAAATGATGGCAGGTGTATTCCGCTTTGTTTGCCAAAATGGGATGGTTACAGGCGACACCTACGAAGATGTGAAAGTGCCACACCGTGGCAATATTGTCCATAATGTGATCGACGCAGCCTATACAATCGTTGAAAACGCCGAACCTGTGCAAGAATCCATTCAGATTATGAAGGACACAACCCTTTCGCTTCCTGAGAGTCGCATTTTTGCCGAGGCAGCATTAAGCATTAAGTATGACAACCCCGACGATGCGCCTATTTCAGCCCATCAACTACTAACTAGCAGGAGGCGTGAAGATCGCAGCACTGATCTGTGGTCAGTATTTAACAGAGTGCAAGAAAATGTCATTCGTGGTGGTCTGCATGGAAGAACAGCCAACGGCAAGCGCACTAGGACAAGAGAAATAACCAGTATTGATAATAATGTGAAGCTTAACAAAGCCCTGTGGCTGCTGTCTGAAAAAATGGCTGCGCTGAAGGGCGCATAATCGAAACCCCCCATAAACCCATATAAAACCCCAAAAACACCGGGAAAACACCGAGGTAACCTGCAAAAACCCCATAAAAACTCACAAAATGGAGGACTTAAACAATGAAAAACATTGATCTTGCATTCTTGAAAAAGCACAATCCTGCCTTTAAGAACTCAATTAAAAGCATGGAAGACCATCATGGCCTCTCCCCTGACTCTGATATTAACTTCGCCATTCTTGAAACGATCATGCAGGGTGGCATTAGCGGTGAAGCTAGAAGCCCTGTCTTAAACGCCCTGCGCTTTGCTTATATGTTGGGATATGAAAGGGGTGTTGAAAATGCCAAGGTTTAAGACCCTCCCCTGCCCATATTGCGGTCAGTTGCCAGTACTGAAGACATTTTATAGGTTTGAAGGCTATGAAAGGGATCAGTACCAGTACGAGCATCCTGATCCTGATACCTGCGACTTTGCCGATCTGCTAGATAGCTCTTGCGTAATGGAGGACACAAAGAGGGCTGCACTCAAAGCCTGGAATGCTGCTGCAGCCAATTAGCCGAAACCGGGATGATCCCCGGTCAGCAGGTGGTTGGTTTCCCCTGCTCTGACGATGGCAGACCAAATGACATGGAGGTACAAACATGATAAACAAGATCGGGAAACACATTCATGGGCAAGTCTATATTCATATGAGCTACATTCAAACACTGCCCTCTGAAGGACTGGAGAGAATACTTGAGGCCAAGGCCATAGCTACAAATGCCGGACACGATCTAAGCCAAGCAAACCTTGTGCGGTACAATACTAAAACTGGCAATGTTGCCTTCATCGAATGCCCCGACTTCGACATATCGCAAGAACCGCTGCCGACTCGCTATATAAATGTTCGCCAAGATGGCAGCATAAAGATCGTGAAGGGTACGCAAATCCTGCACCATAAATGGATGATGGTTGGTGCTGACTACATGGGCTTTGATATAAGCGATTCGCAGTGGCGCTCTGAGTCATGGACTGCAGCCCTGTGCCACATTGATCGCAAGAGGATCGGCAATCCAAAATACTGGGATTCCCTACTTAAATCATATGGCCTAGAGCCAAGAATCTCTTGAATAATATAACTCTAGGGTATATAATAACTGTAGAAACCATGTTCGGAGGTATATTGATGGCTGAATTTGTATGCGTTAAGGAAGAGGCCAACGGTTTTCTTGGTTTTCAACTTGGGACTATGAGCGAAAACGAGCGCAATTATAATCGCATCCGTGAGGCTATTGACCAGTTAAAGGCGCATGGGGTAAATACTAGATATGAAGGTTATGGCCTTGCAGGTCTTTGCCATATAATGACAACATACATCTGTGGGATTCGCTCACTGCGTGATTTTTCACGACTTCACTATAAACTTACTGGAAATAGCTCTATTGCCTATTGGAGGTCTGGACGCAAGATCATAAAATCCTCATTCAATTATCTTGGCGTGGAGTTCTTCTACTGTGGTGAAGAGAAAAAGGCGTATCTGAAGGATACATTCACTGTGGACTATATTGTAAGGAGGGCTAGCTGATATGCTTGTTATGGGTTATATACTTGGATTTCTGCTCTTTATTTGGTATATTGGCATTAAGCTGCAAAAAGCTTGGAATCGTTGGGTGTCGAGAAATTACCACATCGCTCATGGCATGGAGGATAAGTTTGACTTTAACCCCTTGCGTAAAAAGTACGAGGAGCAAGGTGGTGGTGATAAAAAGTAAGCTCCATTTGGCTCTTCAATTCTACATAATGATTAGGAGGTTATTTATGAGTATCAAAGATATTGATAAGCAGCGACTTGCCAACACTATCCCCTTTCAGATCGTAGGCTTTTATGAGGAATTCGAGCTTGGGGATGAAAACTATCAGGCCAAGGCGATCCTGTGCGACGAATATGGCGTATACAGCGCAGCCATTGAGGCCATAAACCCCAATGACGAGGACACATATAGGGTCATATCAATTGAATCCAACATGACTAACGAAGAGATGAACTAATAAAATGCGCCCAGGCTCTTGCAAGCTTGGGCGTTTTATATGCATTAGTTAATATTGTTATTGCATTATATACCTATAAGTGATATAATATAATCAATAAATCACTTGGAGGTATTGTAGATGGATAAGCTTATCAAGGAATTTCTTCAACGCACTGAAAACACTAAAGCAGAAAACACTTACAATACATACTGCTACCACATGAAGTATTGGTTTCCCAATCAGCACTTGGACTTGACCCCGGCATATGTAGATCGCAAGATCGGCGAATGGCGCAAGGCCGGGACTTCTATAAACACAATCTACGCTCGGCTGCGTACTCTCAATCAATTCCTTAACTTCATTACCATTAAGGAAATCGAGATTCCCGGCTACAAGGAACTGCAAGCAATTATCTCGTCTGTCGAGCAACAAGACAAAATCCCAACCATAGCCACTAGAGATCAAGTTGATGCTGTAATTGAGAAATGCAAGGACTTAAAATACAAATCCATTATCTCCCTACTCTTCTTTGGTGGCCTTCGGGTATCTGAGGCAGTTGGCCTTGATCTGGCCGACTTTAATGCTGCCAATGGAGAAATAATTGTCCGTGACCCAAAAAACAAAAAGGAACGGATTGTGCGCCTAGAGGATCGCACTGTGGCACTGCTAAAAAAATACATTGAGCATGACCGAGAGGATACTTCCGAGGCAATGTTTAATACTGCTCATGGTAGAATCAGTCAAAATGTTGTTCAACGGCAAGTCACTAAGCATTCACAGAAGGCCGGATTCGATCTGAACTGCCATGCATTCCGTCATGGATCGGCAACCTATTTGCTTGAGAATGGCATTGATCTTCGAGTGATCCAGCATTTCTTGGGTCATAAGAGCATCACTACCACTCAGAGGTACACTCATATTACAGATGCAAGAAAAGACGATGTTAAAAATGCATTCGCTAGGAGGTAGTAAAATGCAAAGAAAGAAAAAGAAGTACCATTCAAGCGTCCGGCCTGTTGTAGTGTGCGCCAGATGCAAAAAGAAGGTCTACCTTGAAAATGCCATAGGGTATGGCAGCGAATATTATGGCGAAGAGTGCTACAATATCTTAACCAAAGAGGAAAAGGCCAAAATTCAAGCCATGATCGAGGAAAACAAAAAGAAAAAGGAAATGCCAAAGGCAAGGCCTTCGATCAACTTTAGCGAGCTGGTAACAACAACAGCTATTGCCAAGGAGCTTGGCACTACCGCTGTAAAGCTAAACAAATTCCTTGTTGAGCATGGTGTCATTGAAAAGCCACTAGCATTCTATGAGCTTTGCACTGAATACAAGCATCTTGAAAACGATGGCTATGTTTATATTGTTGCAAGCGAACTCGGCATAACTATCAAATGGACTGCCAAGGGGCGTGAATGGCTGATAGACTTCTACAATAAGGCCACAACCCAATAACTTTCATTTGATGAAACCTGCATTGTCTGCATAGTAAAACGCCAAACCCACGATAAATCCTAGCTTATCTTATTTGATGGTTATTTGATAGGACAAAACCCTCACCAAAAGGTGAGGGTCTTCTTATGCAACCTTATAGCCATTTATGATCGCATTAAACAGATGATCGTCACGCCAAGGGATTTGTTTCCACTCATCTTTTTCGCCAGACATCTCCATAATGTAGCAGCCAGGAAGACCAATCCGATATCCTGCCATCTTACTGTAGCTTGGCATGATTTGATATGTGCCAGAGTAAACCTCCCACATCTCTTTAATTATTGGGTTTCCTGCATTCTTGTCATGCTCCATTACCAAATGGGAAATTGCCTTGTATTGGTGCGTATGCTCACGCCAGACGGTATCAGCACCAACCCACGCAAAATGCTCCTCTTTCTTGGGCGACTTATGGCTTACATAGTGAGTATAAACATTGCCATTGACGGATAGGTATAGGATCGCCAATTCCCTCTTATAAAGGTCTGGGCGACCAAGAAGATGCGCCAGTGTTTCTTCTGGCGTGTCATAGGTTAGGTCTTTCATGCGCCCTGCCCCATGATTACCATCGATAATATAAAGCAACCTACCTGCCTCGACCACAGGCTTAAGATCTTCTGCCAGGGCAAATAGCTGCTTATTGCCAGTTAGAGTTTCCTCTTTGACATTGCCCTTTGAAACCCTTGTGGCGCAGTTTGTGCTATCGCCACCAAGGCCAAAGAATAGATTGGGGATCGTTAATAGGAATGCGACAGTGGCTTGAAATAATGTTCTGTGACTTAATCCCATGTGAAGATCGGCGATATTGACAAAGTAGGCCTTCTTCCCGGTCACAACCTTGCGTACCACATGGGGCAAATATGATTCTTGAATTATTTTCTCTTTGTTCATAAAGAGCATAGCATCACCTCTGCGAATGAAATAGAGCAGCTATGCTGCTGCTCTTTTCTGTGTTCCTTTTCTTTTTCGTTGCATCTCTGGCCTTGAGCAGTTATCGCAAATATTGCAAATAGTATCGTCGTTGCCAAAGGCCTTGCGAAGGTACTCTGGAATCCTGCACTCCCATCTGCTCCTATAATGAATAACCCCATCAAGCTTTACTTTTACGCATTCAACCCCAACCTTCATCATTATGTCGTATGGGTATCCTCTTGTTTCTGGAGTGTGCGCCTCTTCTTTCGATTGTGGAGGGCGAAAAGTATCTTTCCAATCGTCATATTGAGAATAGTTTTGCAGTAGCTTTTGAACCTTTCTGTGTATCCTATCAATACGCCGAGCTACAGATGATTGGTTCATTCTCGCTCTTTTACCGATCTCAACTTGACTCAACCCTCTTATCCCATATAGCCACAATATCTTTCTATCTTTGCGACTCAAGGCAGGGAATGCAATTTTTAATATCTCAATTGCTTCTCTTCGCCTTTCCTTCTCAACCATTATATCTAGCGGTGTCATGCCCTCAATCTTAGTGTATTGATCGATTAAGGTGTCATCGTCGCAAATCTTATCCTCAATATCCTGCAGCAGGGCTGCTAGTCTGTCCACGCCCATCACCCCCAAGTTGCTTATGCCTGGAGTCGGTTGGCAATGTGTTTGTGCGTAAGTGGTTCGGATTTCTTTGGCTTTTGAAGGTGTAAGAAAACCTGCAATCACGAACAATCAAACCATTGGGTAGCACCTTCTTCCCTTTGGCATATGGGTCTTCCTCTTTAGAGTTTACATATCTTACATCTACAAAAAGACCATGCAGGTATCTCTCCGCAAGCTCTCTATCTCCCTCAATAGCCCACCTATAGTAATCAAGGTGCTTATCCATCGTCTGGAAATAGTGGATCATTTATAACCTCCCTATGTGTTTTAATGTGCTGCTTACGATCTTATTGATTGTTTCTTCGCCATCGCCATAACAAGTCTGGAACGGAATGTTATTGTCCACTAGCAGTTGAAGAATCTCATTATGCTTTGCTTCTGCCTCTTCCTCAGTCTGCAGTCTGCCTCTCTTGTCATATGGCTTAGAGTCTGATCGGATGATGACGAAGTTGAGATTGTCATATTTATTGAATGTTGCCCATACTAGCTTTGCCAAATCGGGGCATTTTTCAATATCGTAAATAATTGATAGGAGAAGTGGAGAGTCGCTAATTGCAACCTCCACCTTACCGACAATTCATTTTGTCTGCGCTGTTGTTCGCCGAATACATAAATCTGATTTGCCAGTGTTTCCAAATCGTTTCGCCATACTAGCTCCTTGGCGAACTCACGAACCATCTCACAATTTACCCCGGCTCGTTTTAATATTGAGAACACATCGCCTTGGATCGTTGACTTTCCTGCATTCGGTTGACCAAAAAGGTTAACAACAGGCAGCTTTGTCATTACTCATCACCTCGAACAGGACGGACAATGACCTCAAAGCCAAGCGGTGCTAGCGCATCAATTACTGCTGCAATATCCTCCTTGTCTGCCGTTTCTACTAGAACTTCGTAGTAGTCAGGTTCTTCGTCCAAAAACTCATTGTCTTCAAATGGAACTGTATTCTCTTCAAGCATCTTTTGAATCGCTTGAATAATCTCATTTGCTGCCTGTTCGTCGGGCTGTTCCTCTTCAATATGATCGCTTTTGCGCTTTACACCAAGTCCTGCCTGATGTAGGAAAATCTCTGTGCCATGCTTCGCATTGTACTCACTTACGGCCTTCTTAAGCTCTTGCGCCACAGCATCCATGTGAGCTTCGATTTCATCATGGTCAGCCGGGGCTAATTTAAGCTCATCCTCATGTTTCCACATAGCTACTCCGTCATTCATCTTTACCAAGTAGCCACCATTAGGATTAAACGCTGCCACTGTGCCAACCGCCCCATTGTATTTATCCATTTCCTTGCAATCAGAGTTCTTCACAATAATCACTTTTTGTCCGGCAAAAAACATTCTACATTCCTCCATTTTATCAATTATCGTTTAGTCAGTAATTATCGAATGCCACTTGATCCAAACCCACCTTGACCACGATCCGTTTCACTAAGCTCTTGATCGGTAACAATCTCAAACGCTGCTTGGATTACTTGTTCAATAGCGCCCTGTGCAATTCGATCACCTTTGCGGATAATATAGCTGCCAATCGGCACTTGCCCTTCCAGTTCAAACGGTTTATTATCAATCGTCATAGCCAACGGCATATTGTACGGACTATAGATACCAGTATTTTGAATGATTACGCCAACCTCACCACGATAATCAGAATCAACCTGGCCTACGCTATTCCCCATCCGAAGAGGCGTTTTAAGCGAGATGCCTGACCGAGGATAGATTGCCAACTTATAACCCTCCGGCACTTCAACTTTTAAGCCTGTCTTAATCAGTGCTGTGCTGCCCGGCGTAACAACAACATCCTCAACAGCCACTAAGTCAAAGCAAGCCGAGCCACTCGTGGCGTAAGCAGGAATTACAGCGTCCTTGTTGGTTTTTGCGATTTTTACATTGATTTTTTTCATTAGTCATTACCTCCGTTAATTAGCAAATAATGAGATTGGCTCATAGCCACAGAAGAAATCTTTATATGGCTTTTGCCGTTTATGTCTGGCAGCTTTCTGCTCATCTGTAAGAGGAATCTTGCCTGTTTCACAAAGCTTCTGATAGCTTCTTGTGATTGTCAGTACTGGTGTTTTAAGCTCTTTATCATAGGTACTCCAGTAGGAGAAAATGATCTTATTGTGGTTTCCAATAAAGTCTGGATTTTTCAAGCAAATATCAAGGACTCTTTCGGCAACAGTTTTCATGTTGCACCTAGCCATACTTACCACCCTTCATATTTTATTGATACTATGCATATCGAAAGGCATGATTAATGAAACGAACAGCTTAGTTCGGTGCATTTATCACAGTTCTTAAAATTGCGATCAAAGATTTCTGGCATTGCCTTCGCAAGCTCTTGTTGAATAAGGCTTGCTACTTCAATATGCTCTGGCATCGCCCTGCTGCACAATCTCTTGGGTAGATACTCCCACCATACTCTGCCATTTGCCGTAACTCGAAGCTTGGTCATTGTTGCTCTCGTTAATACATATGCTGCATCTTGATGAGCAATGCCCCCGGCGATCATCTTCTTATATAGCGCAAATGACGCTAGCTGATGATCAATATATTCCATAAGGAATGGACTACTGATAATGCCTGTCGGCGTGTAAAACTCTTCGTTGAAGTCTGCGCCTCTGGTTGATTTCACGGTTGGCGACATATGCCGATGCCGAGTAAATTGTCCTAAAACACCGAATGAGAACTCCAGGTCGAGAGTAATGTTAATATGCTCAAGAACACTTAAGTGTCCGGCCTCGATGCAATGCTTCATTAGGGTTTTCACTCCGGCCTTTTTCTCATAGCATTTGGAGATCGCCCCTGTAAGCACATCCAGATAGTTTGGCGTATATGAAACCAATGTTGCCTTAACCGAATTCATTGCTACAATACCTCGCTATCAATAATTAGTTATCAATCACAGAATCGCATACCGCACTAAGATATCGGTCATGTGTAACCAACCAAATGATAGCACCAAGGGTCTTTTCAATGGCTTTTTGCACCAGACTCGTCAACCCAACAACAAGCAGAATCGGGAAGATTACCACCCAAAACATCAGGATCGCCCACATTAACCGAATGATCACCTTAGATTTTTGCCAGAATGTTAACTCACCAAACCGATCCCAATTGATCCAATCTACAAAACTCGCAAAGAAACCCAACATATTACACCTTCCTCATTTATTTTTCCACTTTTTGCATCGTTGACATTGCGTGAACTCGTATGGTAGGAATTGATGACCAAAAACCAAGCAGGTAAGCTTGTTAATTAACTCTTTGACCTTCGCCATTATCCAACCTCCAGGTGATTTTCCCAAGTGCATTCATCGCCTAGCTTGTCCGGCCTCCATCTGCTGAATCGTGGATGGCGCAGCGTACCTTTCTCCTTGTCATAAATCCCCTGTGCTTTTACTTCTATCACCTCGCCGATCAAGTCTTTCGGATCATGCTGCTTAATCATCTCGCAGGTTTCATCCGTTAATCCCCGGCATTCACCAACCTTAACCAGTTCTCTCACTGGCATAATATAGTCGAATGAGATGCCGTCAAAATCATCTTCTTCTAGCGGAAACACCTTGCCACTAATTATATCCATCCAAGCCACTGTCTTATAAACGCCAAACTCGATAGCACCAACATATCCAAGTGCGTGTGGTTTCGTTACAGGCCATTGCTCGACAGTAGGATCATTAAACATTCCCGAAGTCGATATTCTTCCTTGTGAATCCTCCCAATAAGGCCACAGGCTCAAATCTGTCTTGCCTTCAAACTCTCTTTTTGGCTTTTGAAATCCTGTGATAATCACATCGTATGTTTTAACCGATTTTAATTTCAGCACTGACTTTGATCTCTTTGGCTCGTAGATACCATAGATATCTTTTATCATCAAACCTTCCTTGCCACGACTCCACATTTCCTCAAGAAGTGCTTTGTAGTCATCGACAATGATTGTGCCGTACACTTCCTTAATCATGGGGATTTGATAAAGCTTGCACATTTCTAGTGCTGTTTCTTGCGTTGTGAAGATGTCTACTGGCTTAACCGCTGCGTGATCAAAGATCGTTACGGCCTTTACCATAAGCTCTCTTCTTTTCCACCAAGGCTCGCTGCGAACATCCTGCCCTCGCCAGTAGAGAATATCGAATGCTTTGAAATGCACCCAACCCTTCTCTTGTTGATTCTTAATGGCAGTTTCCGGCAGCGTACCATTGCCACACATACCTCGCAAGTCTTCAAATAAGCCAGTTGGTGAAACCAATTCGCCATCTAATACAGTGCCTTCCAAGAACGGAGCTTGATGCTTTGCTAAGTGCGGTAACAATGCCGTGTTGTTTTTCAAAGACCTTGATAGCATTGTATTTCCTGTATTCTCGATGACCATCAACTCCCTATACCCATCGAACTTCTCTTCAGCGATTGTACGCTTATGAGGAATCTTTCTTGGGCAAGTTTTTGCTGTCATAGGAGTTAAATCAAGCAAATCAATCTCCATGTTACCTCCAATCCCTTTCGGGACAGGTGGTTGAGTAAATCAACCACCGTTAATATTTTATGCATACAGCGCATAAAGTCAGGCAAAAAAATTACTCGCATTTACTATATCCGCAAGAGCTACAATTGAAGCATCTCCCCTCTGGACGAAGTGTTTTTTCATTGCATTGGGGGCATGGCAGCAAGCCGTTCTCGATTTGATCTGCGCTATGAACCAATGGCACTTCAACAACTAATGCTGCTTGCTTATTCTGTAGGGTCTTGTAGACCTCCTCAATTGCCTCGCCAATCGATCCACCGCAGCTAGATGCAATCTCTTTTCGCCCCTGCTGCTTAAGGACACTGCAAGCCGGACAAACATTTGCTTTTAACTCGGCAATTACTTCCTCAACTTTAACCCCAGAGCGAAGTGCTAGCGATACAAGCCGAGTGATCGTATTAATGTTCGACCGACAACCGCTTGAAACATTGGTGAACACCTCAAAGATATTGCCATTAAGATTGTTTACAGTAGTATAGAGGTTTGGTACACAAGCCGTATGCCGAACAATCGTGCTGCCATCAACACGGTTAATATTGCCACGCTTAACCGGGGAAATGGAGTTGAATTTGACCATGCTTGCACTGTTGCTCTCACTCTCAATCTTCGGCTCATCTTCATTCTTCTTGGTGACCAAGATTGCATTTCTTGCACAGCCATTTCTGAAGATCGTCAATCCCTTGCATCCAAGTTGCCAAGCTAGCAGATAGGTATCGAAAACATCCTGTACCGTGGCCTCTTCTTTGAGGTTAACCGTACTGCTGATCGCATTGTCAACCCACTTCTGCATCGCTGCTTGAACTCGAACCCGATCAAGCGGATCGATGTCGTGAGATGCAACCACGAAGGGGAATCTGGCTTTTATCTCTTCATCCGTGATTTGTTGCGGATCAATACCATTAAATCTGAGCAGTGCCTCAACCGACTTGGCATACACCTTGAAGAAATGATTCTTGTTACTCAAGGCATGGGTTGTGCGCTCGTAGCTGATTGCGAAGATCGGTTCTACGCCACCGCTAACACCACACATTGTGCTGATTGTACCTGTTGGTGCAATACTCAGCAGACTTCCATTGCGTAGGCCGTATTTCTCAACCAGTTTTTGAGTTTCGACAGGCAGTGCTTTTAGGATCGGCGACTTGCTTACATACTTATAGTCATACTTACCAAAAGTACCCTTCGTTCTCGCCAACTCAGCAGAGGCTTTAACCGCCTCATTCATTACGAAGCGCATTACCGCATCTACAAGATTGCATGATGCATGGCTACCGTACTTCACGCCAAGAGCCACAAGCATATCTGCTAGACCAAACACACCAAGACCGATTGCTCTCCAGTCATGGATGCAATCCTTGTTTTCTTGAAGTGGCTGCATTTCAGCACCATAATCCAAGATTTCATCCAAGGCCTCAACGCCAAGCTTAATAAAAGATGCAAGCTTTTCATAGTTGATTTTGGCCTGTGGAGTGAAGGGATCATCGACCACATTGTAGAGGTTCAGTGAACCAAGATTGCAGCTATTATAGGCATTTCCCACATACTCGGCGCATGGATTACTGATGTCGATCTTATATAGCTCTTTCGGATAACCTGCCAAAAGATTGTAAGATCGTATTCGATCAATGAAGAGGCATCCCGGCTCTGCCCAGTCATGGTTGACCTTTGCAAACTCCATAAAGAAGTCCCTTGCATTAATCGTCTTCTTGATAACCTCGCCTGTTGATTCAACTACAAACCGCAATTCAAAGTTATCGCCACTTTGAACGGCTTGCATAAACTCATTTGTAAATAAGATCGAGATATTCGCTGACTGAATCGCAGTATTGTTTTGCTTGATCGTCAGGAATTCTTCAATATCGGGATGATCGCAATTCAAGCCTAAGATGAGAGCTGCCCTGCGATTATTTGCCCCGATGACATTGCCAACGGAATCGAAGATTTGCATAAAGCTCACTGCCCCGGTACTTGTTCTGGCAGCGTTGTTTACCACCGCACCCGATGGACGAAGATTGCTGATATTGATGCCAACGCCACCACCGTAGCTGAAAATACGAGCTGTTTTCTTGGCAACCTCAAAGATATCCTCGATGTTATCATTCGGCATTGGGCAGATGTAGCAGTTCGACATACTTGCCTTGAATTTGCCCTTGCTCCCTGCTCCATAAATGCTTCGCCCACCTGGGAAAAAGTCTGCATTATGAAACGCATCAATCATATCGTCATGCAGCTTGTCGGATGAGAAAATCCCGGCCAACCTTGCCGACACATCATATGATTCGGTTTCGCCTTCGTGCATATACTTTTTTCTTAAAATCTCCGAACCAATTTTTGTATCCCACCAGTTTTCAAACTGATTCGTGTTTGATCTCATTATGACCTCCTAATTCTAGGATGTATGTGATCAAGGGTTACTCCCCTCAACCACATACATATTATACCACACATTATTCGTTTTGTCAATATTATTATTCACGCTATGCATATTTCGAGGGAAATAAAAACTGCCTACTCTTCTTTTTTCTCCTCCATTGGCATTGCCGTAATGATCATTTCGCCTGTGCTTTCATCCTCTTCAAACTTCAAGATATGCTTGAGGCCTTTTTCGTAATCATCCTTCTGCAGCTTAACTTGACCACCCAAATGCATGACAATCGCATTCACAGTCACCTTTGCTGCAATAACTTCTCGCTGCAATCGTTCAATGTTCTCAATAAATTTCATAAACTGCACTCCATTTTCGCTCATTAAATCATTCTCCCTTTTTGTAGTTAATTTTCAGCACTTTAATAATATCGTTGATTGTTTCCTCGTCTAGCGGATAACCATTCACCTCGATCCTATTCACAGTAAATGATTCGTCAAGAATATCGCCAAAGAACACCACTTGAACATTATTTGTTGTGAGTGGCAGGAAGTAGTTCACAGCCTCATCAACTGGAAACACATCGTGAATCTTCTCTCCTACCTCATTTGGAACAACAACCCCAGTTGGGTGCATTGTAATCTTCAAGTCACATCCTCCTCATGCGGATATAGTTTAACTTCAACTCTTGGATTTTGCCGATCCACAGAGAAGTCAATATCTCTAATTAGTAGCCACCTATCGTCATCAAACAGTATGCCCTCCAGTGAGTCAGGTAATAGTTTGTGCATATTACTCATGTCTCTTTTTCTGGCATCAGGGTAGAAGGCCAATATTTCCATTACCACTTTCTGCCCCTTGATAAACTGCCAACCCTGGCGCACAACTTCCTCTCGTGCGATCCGTTGTGCTAACTCCTTCCACGCCTTGCCTTTCTTTGTTAATACCCTTGATCCAAATCGTGTGTTGGTATAGCAGTGATTGACCGATGGGACTACTGGCAAAGTGAGATTGATCTCTACCTACGCCACCTCCTGATTGGATGGCAAGAAATTCACAATACCTTTCCCAATCAAGCAACCATCATGGGCATGAACGGTGTTGATATGACCTGTTTTATGGCTTGTGATCTTAATTGTAACCATGTCGCCAAACACCTCAATATCTTTGCCACAAACATCGCATACCCATTTATACTTAGGTTCGGTAATTTGAACAAACGCCATTAAAATACACCCTCTGCTTTCAAAATAGCTTTTACTTTTTCGGCAAGCTCCTCTCGTGTGCCATTATTCTCAATAAACCACTTGCATGAATGCCTCAACTCTGGTATTTCAATTTCAGCAACATGGGAGAAGGCCTTTTCGTCGTAACCACCATCACGATCAAGCAGTCTCTGCTTGCGAATCTCAAGATCGGCATCAATGTAGATCGGAACAAATCCTTCTTGCAAACAAGACTCTAGCTCGGTTCGCCTACGACAATCAGTGATGACATAATTGGAGTCCTTACTAATCTTATCTAGGACTGTTCTGACCCAGATTAGATCATAGTGCATTCTGCAGTAAGTGCCTAGCTCTTGTAGCAGCTCTCTGTCCTTTTCGTTGCGCTTTGGAATGTTCTGCATCCCTTGAAGCTTTTCACGCAAGTCACCGGGAGGCCGATAATCAAACAGTCTGCACAAGCAACAGTATGCTCTATCAACTCCATCGATGCGAAGAGCTTTGGCGATGGCTCGTATTTCATCACCAAAGGCAACCCTTAAATATCCTCGCATAATTTTTGCAACTTCATCTTTGCCGGAGGCCATCGCACCAACCAAAATAAAGTTTTTCCTCATATCTACACCTCACATATTTTTATGCATACCAAGCATATGTCGAGGCATAAAAAATAACACCACTGCTTCACTACGCTGCTCTGTCATCCCCACCATCCTCGCTCTTTGCTTGATTTTTCGCCATGATCCCAAGCTCACAATGCATCCACACAGGGCAAAACCGTTCACACTTCATTCCAGGCGTATGCGTATAAGTTCCGTCTGGATTCTTGATCCTCTTCCCTCCCCATCTTTCTTTGGGTTTGCACACTGGAGGCATCGTGTCTGTTTCTACCGCATGAATCAGGTCATTTGACTTCTTGGCGAAGTATCTGCCGATCCATCGATCCGAGATTTTATTGATCTTGACCAACTGTGCATTGGTGAAGATTCCACGATCCCTTGCTGAATGTGTTCCTGCATCCCTCGTAATGATCTCTGCGATGATCGCCTTAACTGGTTTGCCATTGGCCTCAAGTTTCATGCGATAATCATTTAACTGGTATGCAAGCTCACTTCGTTCCCTGCGTCCAATTTCCCAATAAGTGTTGAACATTAACCTCCCATTGCGATACTTGCGCTGCTTGCCGTTCTCATCCAAGATTGGGACTTTAACTTTCTTTAAACCAAGAACCTTCTGCGTCTTATAGCTGCCATATGTTTTGACATCGTACAGGATTCCACCCTCTTCTTCATCGTACAAGTCATATGCGCCAGAAGAATGTTCGCTGCTCAATCTCTCCTCAGATACCGCACCTTCAAGCTCTACCTGCTCAAGCACCGAGTGAACACCAGTACCAAAAAGAGCAAAGACCAAATCTTGAGGGTTTACTGCGTAAGTGTGTTTGATCTTTAGATACTCACATCGAGTACCACTAATGCACTGTGTCGTTGATGGTAACCCTGTCCACTCTCTTTGTTGCGCCATTCGCTTTAGTGTCCGGCGTGATAGGCATCGCCCTGCCTCAAACCCTTCTCCAAGGCGACACTTCTTTAAGCAGTCATCGATCAGGCAGGTCTTGCCATCAGGACAAATATAAGCGTTGTACCCCATCTAACCATCCTTTCCTAGATTAAGACACCTTTTGAAGCTCGATATATTCCTCCAACAATACTGCGAATTCGGAATCCCTTTCGGCCAACAACTGCAGGATTTGCATCTCTTCAATCTCCTTGCGCTTACGATCAAGCTTGGCCTTAATTTCCGCAAGTTTCTTTTCCTTCTCTAGTCGAATCAAGTGCGCCGTAAGATCAATCTTAGAAACGATCCACTTTTTCGCAATGCTTGAATCTTCCTTGATTTCAACTACATCAGCCACCGTGTAGCCCATTGCTGTATCACAGACCACCTTATCGCCGACCTGCAGTTCAATATCCGTCTTGAACTCGTACTTCTTTGATTGTCCGTATTGGTTTGGAAATCTTACAACTGCGATTTTCATGCATTGCCCTCCTTGCTTGCCTTTCTTTTAGCAAACAGCTTCATAAGCTTGCCATCAGAACCCCTGGAAACGGTAATTCGTGCAACTTCTTTCAGCTTAAACATCTCAATACCTCCTTGACTTTTACACACATATTATATCACATTTTATGCATATTGTCAATATTTCAATTGCCTACAAGCATAAAATCAAGCAACAGAAATTGACTCAAAGAACCTTAAAAGAGATGTGATGCCGTATGTTCTCGGCGATCTATTGCCACCACGACCACCATTATCTTTCAGCACGATAATCTTGCCATCGTTGATAAGTTGATTTAGCGCACCATGAATCATGCCAAGGTTTGCTTCGCCCATATTGCGACCAATCTCGTTATACCCGATCTGAACCTTGCCTTGTCGGCTCTGGCCTGCCAAGTATTCGTAAATTCTCTCTGCCAAAACTTGAGTTTTCGTCTTCTTTGCAAATTCAATTTTCATAATCCCACATTCTCCTTTACGCAGTTTTTGCAAGCATTTCTAACAAGAATTTTCTTCCTTCTTGCGTCCAGAATGACGCATAGAATACATGACCACTTGGTGACACTTGCTGCTTGGTTTCCATGTAGCCAAGATCAGCGTATTTAGCATACAGCACCCAAGTTCCGTTCACACGATAGATAATTTCTCTTCTAGCCAAATCTCTATGAAGCGACTGTGGTGAAGCATACCCAAGCTCTTTTGCGATTTCGGTTGATGTGTATACCTTCTTGGTGTGCATCAGTAAGTTGTTAACCCTCTCGGCCTCCACTCTGGCCTCCTGCTCTCGTTTCAGCGCAGTGGCTAGGTTAATGATCGTGTCTGGGTTTAATAGCACCTTTTCAATGGTTTCTGGTGTCATGTAAGCACCATGCTTACGGATCGACGGAATGACTTCGTGTGTGATCCATCGCTTGAACAGCTTGGCCTCCGGCTTGCGAGACTTTAGAACCAAGGAATAAAGGCCAGGTTCATTAATGGCTTGAACTGTGATTGTTTCCCTAGTAGATAGGGAAGTGTCACTAATAGTTACACTTGCTCTTTCGTCCTCATCAAGATCACCTACTGCTTTGCGACTATTTTTCAGCTCCAAGATATCGCACACATCCTTCGCTACAAACCAAGGCTCATTATCAATAATGACCGTTCTCACCTCCTTGCCTGTATACTCAAACACTTTCATTACTTCTTTGCTCATAAGCATCCCTCCTGATTTATGCTACTTCTGAAAATACTTCACGGACACGAGTTTCTTTTTCATGGAACAGCAATTCAAACTCAAATGCCAAGCAGCCCCTTCTGGCCTTACCGACACCAAGCATGATCTTATTCTTTAGCTGCTCCTTCTCGATTGCTGTTAGCTTTGGATTGAGAGCTGGTTTCCAGAGGAAGAGAATGATATCGCCTGTAGCCTCAATGTCACCTGCGCCCTTAAGCATATTGAGTGTTGGGGTTTCCCAAGCTTGTGCGCCACGATTCAACTGCGACAGGATAATAAACATGACATTCTGATCCTTGGCAACTGGCTTGAATGTTCTAGCCGTTTTGGAAAGCTTTTCGTAGTCATCCGTACCTGCCATATATTGCAGATAGTCAACGACAACTACATCAATCTTCCCTTCCTCGCAAAGCCGAGTGTTTGCCAGTTTAATGCGCTCTTCCATATCTTCGATGGACAGATAGTTGGTATCGACCACAAACAGTCGCTTATTGAGCTTTTCAATGATCTGATACACCATCGGGTCTTTTGCCTTCATAAGCGATTCAATGTCTTGGGTTGGTTTGCCAAGCAGGTTTGCAATAATGCGCTCGTAAAGCGATCCTGCATTCATTTCCAACGAAAAGAACAATACTCTCTTGTTTTGGCGAATGATCATGTCGATGACCATCTGAATTACGACCATCGTCTTACCTACGCTTGAGTAAGCACCTAGGAAGACTACATCCTGCTTTCTACCGCCACCACGAAGTGCTTTGTCGAGGCCGGGGAAACCGAATTGAACAGGTTCACCACCAAGCAGTTCACTGTACTCTGTGACGCATTGCAGAGGGTCTTTAAATTCGCCCATCAGGTCATCTACCGACTTAACACCAACGGACAACCAATCACGCATTTCCTTTTCGGTCTTATCCCACCGCTTGGCAAGATATTTTGCAATATCGGATTTGACCAGTGGCGACGATACCGATTTGATAAAGCCCTCTGTGACCTTATACTCTGCTTGAAGCGACTGACATTTACTAAGCATCAGCTTCAATACGAACATATCCAAGGCCTCAGTTTCAAGGTCTTCAATTCTGCCTCCGGCTTGGATGTAGTCGGATAAGTCCTTCACACCATCCGGCATAATGCCCACACGCACATTCAGACTTGGTGCAATGTTGATGAATCTCTCCCTGACCTTTGGAACTATCTCAATGGCCTTACCATCATTGTCTGGCAACCAAAGTAACTCCATATACGGATTGGTTGCAAGCAATTCCTTAAGAACCAAGATTTGATCACGAGTAATTTCAATCCCACAGTAACCAACGGTTGGCTCTTGGGAGTCACCTGCAATAACATCAAAATACCCTTCAACCAATACCAAGCGATTTGTGATCCGTTTTCTTGCCCTATCGAGGTTATACCAAAACTTCGACTTGTCATACAGATCGTCGTTTTTGGAGTTGATGTATTTGGGCTTACGGTCAAATTGCCGAGTGGCGAATGCGATTGTGCGCCCATTGATATCTCGAAGAGGAAACACCAAGTTAGTTCCATCAGAGCCAAGTTTATAGTCCATGATTTGCTCTTCGGTCAGGCCACGCTTAAGCAAGTAGTCAGCAACCTTACCAACCTGACGAGCATATGTTGCTACAATGCGCTCGTTTTTCTCCACTTGCGACATTTGATTGACATACTGCTGATCACGCCTAATATCAAGATTAAACTCTTCGGCAAGTGCTTGGATCGCCTCATCATAGCGCACTCTATTCATATCGGCATAGAAATTAATTACCGTGCCAGAGGACAAGCATTTGAAGCAGTGATACTTGCCATCTGCATATACCGAGAACTCTGTTTCGTTGCTGCCATTACAAATTGGGCAGCATCCACGATGTGTGTTTCCAACAGATTTCAATCGGGTAAATCTGCGATAATAATCTAGGGGATCGGCCTTTGCAATAATCGAGTTAACGATTCCAGACATTTTGTTTCCTCCTTTTCAGACCTTCGCTGTTATTTTATTTTAACTCTATTTATGCATAATGTCAATATTGTTATTGCCATTGCACATATTTATTAATAATACAGTTTAGCCCTGATTTGCCTTCTGCCAAATTCAAACGCCTCGTCTTTGGTTTCGACATAAATATCAATCTTGCCATCTTCGATTGCGCCCCCACGATCTTGAACCTCATACATACCCATCCCCTCTATCCAGACCCTTGTGCCAAATGGAATTGATCTACTCATGGCTACATAACCTGGCCTAACTGGTCTGCCAGATGCAGTAATGCCATCACCGTTGCCACATTCATCGTCTGCTGCTGTGTAAGCCGTGGCCTCAAGGATAACCTCTTCGTGCATTGAATCTGCCTCTACGGCCTGATCTTGAGCTGCAATTTCGTACTCAATTTCTTTATGCCCTGTGTCAGCTTTGCTCATAGGCATACCAAACACCAAGGCCAAAATCACCGTTCCCATCGTTAATTTTTTCTTCATGCTCCATCTCCTATTCCACCGCTGCTGTTTTAGCCAGAGGGATTATCCACCCTGCGCTTATTGCTTAAGAACTTGTCGCACCCATTCTTGGGCTTATCGTCCATAACGAGATATGGTTGCCAGTAATAATTAACTGGTGCTGTAAATCGATAGCATTGCTCTCTCTTGGAGCAGCCTTTTCCGTTGCACATTGCAATGTCAGCCATAAATACCTCCTACCAGTTCATAATGTCATTCAAGCCATAGTCTTGATATTGCTCAACCTTTAGCTCGGCAATCTTTTTCTTGTTATCAAGGCTAATGAGTTTTTTGCGATGCTCTTCTGCCTTGCAGAATACTTCTGTCATTGATTGCTGAAATTTACCAGATAGAGAATAAAGATAATCGTAGATTGCCCACAAGTCTTCCTCCTTGCACCCCATGAAGAATTTACGGATTGCAAAGTACTTGGGATTCATTTTATTGCCAACGAACAGCTTGTAAGTTGTGCATTTGAAAATATAAGTTTTGGTAGTCAAGTCGATCCTCTTGTTCCAAGGGAGATTACGAAACGCCACTGGTTCTGGTAAGTTAGTCATAGTTGCCATACATCAATTCCTCCTTGGTGATTCGTTACCAATCGTAATATTGATCTTTTTTTAGCAGCTCGATAGAGCTGTCGGCAGAGCCGACACTCACTTCGTGCTTCTCTTTCATTCTTCTCTCTCTTTATTATCTTGTGTCTGATTTTCTGACTAGGTATTACGAAAAATCGGACTACATTTTACTAAAAATCAGACTACCCATTACCCTCAATAACCCGAAATGTTGAACGCTTTTCTTCATGCTCAGTCATTTCAGTTTCGATAGCTTGATAGAGTTCGTAATTGGGAATACGGATGTGTGTGAAGGCTTTTTTACTATCAAGGATATCAATATACCCACCTGCCTTAAGCCATTTTAACGACTTGGCAACAGTATCCCTTGATAGTTTGCACTCACTCATAATAGTTTCGTATGAGGTTACAATCTCGCCCCTTTTATACTGGCGACCATTGCTGACAACATCCTTAAAGTTCACTCGCATTATTAGGTATGTGAATAGCTTTAAAGTTGATGGCGTTGCCTCTGTCCAGATTTCACTGTTCATAATGCTACGGTGCAACCTGACATGACCGAAGAAGAACATAAATATTTCTCCCCTCTGAAATACCACAAAGTTATATTTAAGATTATAATATACCTTTTAGTGATATTATGCAACAGTTTTTTTGCTTTTAATTTTCTTTTGTGGATCATTAATCTCGTAGACCTTTCTAGCCACACCTGTAATCATGCAAACCCCAGGTTCATTCATGGCTCGTTTCATAGCTTCTACTGCATCGTCGGCCTCAATTGTGATTTGGTCTGCATTGTCATAATTGTCCATATACTTGATGATAAAATTTGCCATATTAATTCCCTCCAAATTCCTCATTTACGATTTCACGAATGTATTTTTTGGTGTAAAGATCGCCGAACATGGAATTGCGAATCAATTTAATAGCTTCGCTTTTTGTCTCGGCTGATCCAATGTATGTGTCGGAATCACCGCATGAGTCACAGTATGTGTCCTCCAAGATACGATCAGTAAAGAAGAAACCGCCCATATGGCTCTCGTATATGTGCTTTACCATGTTAAACCTCCTAGTAAGCAGAAAAGCGAGGGTTACCCCTCGCCTTAAGCTGCATCTCCTTCTGGATTGGCCTCAAGCACTTCTCTTGCGATAGCACCAAAGCCCTGCCAATCTCCATCAGCAACACGCTGAACATAAGCTCGATCAGTTTTGACGATCTCATGTAAGGATTTCCCGACATATTTGCCAAATGTGATGATGTCTTTTGGCGCATCAGCAGGAACATTGGCTTTTCGATTAACAGGCGCATTTTTGCTGTAATGCGGTTTCACATTAGCCATACGCTCATCAACGCCAGTATCGGCCTCTGGATCGTCACCAGTGCTAATATTCATCGAGAGCATCCACGCATACTTAGCCGATGCTGTTTCCGCCTTCATAATGGCCTTGTCACCTGCGTCCTGCCCAGAACCCATGCCGGAAATAGTTAGGGTTTCCCCTGTATCTGTGCAGATTAAGGTATAGGTGGTCTTTACCGTGGCTAACTTTTCAACATTTCCCTTGGCTGTCGTAACATCCTTAATGTCAACAAGCTCCACATTCGCAATAGTGGCGATACCATTTGCCACACAGGCCTCGTTCACCTTTTCAAGCACATCTGCAGCCATTGCATAGTTGTACTTGTGGAAGTCATTCCGGCCTTTTTTCTGAATGTAGCCACAGGCCTCCATCACCTTAAGATATTTTTTTGTGATACTTGTCATAAAACTCCTCCATTCATATTTTATTAATATTTATTTACACCATGCATATTTTAGCGGTGTAAAAACCCCAGTCTTTCGACTAGGGTGTGTGGCTTATGCTACCTTAACTAGCGACAGTTGAAGTTGATATTGGCTACCATCGTTACCAGTGATCGCAAAGTCGGAAAGGCTTAAATCCGAACTTTCTTTGATGATCTCTTCAACCGTGCTAATCACCTCTCTTTCCCTTTGGCATGGAATCTGGATCGGGCATTTGGTGTAGGTATTAACAAACCCCAATACATAGTTGCCAAGCTGCTGTTCGGTAATTTTTTCAACTTCGTTCATTACTAAATAGCACCTCCGTAATATGTATTATATCATATGCTTATGCATCTTGTCAATAATATCTGCACAATGCACATATTTTCCGCACATTCGTCGAGTTAAGATTAGCTATATGCATATTTTATCAAACGCTCGTTCGTTTTTCAAGAGGAAAATATATGTCGATATTTAAATTATTTTCCAAGAATGCATTGCTACGACAAAAATTATTATATAACATAAAGTGATATTGCGTCAATACAATAGTTAATTGGTACTATTTTTTATTGAATTTGCATTATTTGTATTACTTTAAGTTATATGGTATAATTCAACCATACCATTTATTGAAGGGTGGAATTATATGAAATTTAATGGACAGCGACTACGAACCCTGCGAAAATCTCGGAATCTGACTATGAAAGATATCGAGGAGAAGACCGGGTTGCTTCAAGGTGCTATATCCCAGATGGAGAACAACATTAAAAACCCAAGATCAAAAACGGTCGATATTCTGGCAGAGCTATTTAATGTAAACCCGATCTACTTCTATATGGACGAAGGTGGGTTACCATCAGAGCTACTGCCAAATATGTCGGAGGATTTGAAAGAGTTCATTATGAACGAAAGAAACCTCCCCTACATTGAGATGATCCACAGGGCTGTTGCAAGTGGTGTTCCTTCTGAGGCTCTTGAAAAGACAATTGATGCTTTGATCTTAAGTACTGGGAATGTTAAACAAGTAGAATAGAATGACGAAAATATTTCACTTTTATTTTGGTGGAATATTTTTGTACCTATTTTAATGATATTTATCGCCTTTTCGATGCTTAATATTGACTAAGGTGATAATTATCTGTAAAATATCCTTATATCCAATAAGACAAGGAGGAGATTTTATGGCTGTTGGGCGAGATATTGCCAGTATGCCAAAGATCAGATGGAACGAGAAAAGGAGAAAATATGAGGCATCTGTAGGGGTTTATGTTGATGGTGAGTACAAGAGAGTTACCATGCGTAACGATAGCGAGGATAGTCTAATTGACGAGATTCGAGAGATCAGACGCAAAGAGGCCAAAGGGCTTGATGTCTTGGCGCAGGATCATACGATTGAGTCATGGCTGAGTACCTGGCTGCATCACCGCAAGAAGAACGCTATTCGTGAAAACACATGGGATAATTACGAGATTAAATCTAGGGTTAATATTATTCCAGCTATCGGAAAGGTTAAGCTAAAAGATTTAACCACCGATCTATGCCAGAAGTTTATTAACTCATGCTATGAGCCGGGAGCAAGAAAAGACAAAAGAAAAGACCGTGAGCATGAGGGCTTATCTCCTGCTACGGTCAAAGACATATTTAAGACACTGAATTGCGCCTTAAATCAAGCATTAAAAGAGGGTCTTATAACGATTAACCCTTTGGACGAGGTAAGCATCCAAAGACCCCCAAAAACAACAATCGAAGTCCTCTCCCCTGCTCAAGTTGAGCAATTGCAAAACGCTGCTGCAACCCACAGGCTAAGAGCAATAATCCCTGTCGCACTTGGCTCTGGCTCAAGGCGCAGTGAGCTTTTAGGGCTAAAATGGAGCAATGTAGGCCTCAAGGAAGGTGAAGGCTATATAACCATTGCAGAGAGTCGTGTAAGGACTGCTACTGGCAAACACCTTAAGAGTGAGGTTAAGTCCTTGTCTGGCTATAGAACCGTACCTATTTCCGATCTGATTGTGCGTGAACTTAAAGAGCATCGCAAACGCCAGATCGAGGAAAGAGAGAAAATCGAGGCAGACGGTCAAAAGTACGATGAAAATAATCTCGTGTTCTGCTACTTGGACGGTCGCCCAATAAAACACAGACGATTTGACCTGATCTTCAAGCGGTGGGTTAAGAAGGCCAAAATTGGCGATATTACATTCCACCAACTACGACACAACTATGTATCTCACCTATTGGCTCAGAATGTCCCTATACGGCTCGTACAGGAGCTTGTAGGCCATTCCGATGTCAGCACTACTCTTCGTATCTATGGGCATCTTATAAAGGGTGCTAAGAACGATGTGGCAACAAAATTGGATTTCCTATTCCAAGGAGAAAAACCAAAAGAGGAAAATCAAGAGAATCACTTGCAAGTGGTAAAGTAATTCTGCATCCATTTTGCATCCAAACAGAGAGTGGCGAGAGCTGCTCTCTATTTTTTTGCTAAAAATTAAATTTTTTCATGCATAATCGCAAGTAATTTTATGCATTTAAAGCGCATATCTATACCATTACTGAATAAGTAGCTTTAATTGTGCATCCATTGTGCATCCAAAGCTCTGTTTTAGAATAAAATCCGGGGCAATCGATTTCTCGAAAACCCCGGATTTACTAGTTAAAACTGGTCGGAGCGACAAGACTTGAACTTGCGGCCTCTACCACCCCAAGG